CTAGAATCAGATGGTGTTGTATACACCGTAGTATTATCTGTAGTAGTTAAATCTACTAATTCATTTTTATATATATTAGCCACTCATAAACCAAGAGAATCTCTCTTGCTCCTGTTTTGTTTCATTTTGATATGTTGAATTTAATTGTTCTACAACCAAAGATAAAGTTCTATTTATTTGTTTTTGGTTTGAGAAATCGTATTCTTCTTTTGGTTCTGGTATTCTTACGTTAATCTTTGGCATTATCTTCTTCCATCCGGTTGTAAATCTAATCTTAATGTTCCAAATCTCCAGGACTCATTAACTGCATCATTTTCTATTTTAACACTTACAAATCTACCTCTTGCCCTTGTATCTTTTTTATCTGTACTAGCTGTTATTGTAAAAGGACTTAATGCAGTTTGTACTTCTGTTTGTTGTGGATATCGTTTTACATTTAAACTAACTTTTGCATTACCAACTAGTGTTTTAAAATCTGGTACAAATCTTCTCATAGCTAAAAATATTTCACCAGCAACTTTTGGTCCTGAAGCTCTACCCTTTGCATCTTTAGATCTTGACTCTAAATCAATATCATAAGATTGTATAAAAGAAGGGACAGTTGTAATTGTACCATCAGGGTTAATCTGATCGTTTCCTACTTCATGTTCAAATAAAATACTTTGACCTAAATTAGACTCACCTATAATTTCTGGAAAACTACCTGTTGCTGAACTATTAAATTTAGTTGCAAAAGGATTTTTATATATTGTTGCATCCATCCAACTTGTTCTTGCTTCTGTTCCTGTATACCAAACACCACCTGGTACACCAGATGATTCTGCATAATTAAACACTACATACTTATCATTAAATGTCGATCCTTGTGATGGATAGGACCATGTAATCTCTGTAAATAAATTATTTAATCCTGCAGATACTTGTTGTCCTTTTGTAGTATCAAAATTATCATAAACAAAATCTTCAACTGTGCATGGTATAGATTTAACTGTACCATCAAATAAAAAGAAACCTTTAGGACTTAACCAGAATGCGGCTCCGTCTATTTCTACAACTGCATTCTTACCTATCAATCCACAGTTTGTACCAACTTGTTCTAAACCAAATGTAAAAGGAGATCCTATAAACTTCATAGTATACAAAGCATTATCAGTCCATACTAGAATAACTTCTTTTGCTTTTATAGCACCCACAATTTTTGTACCATCCTGTAGTCTTAAAGTGCCTGCAGTGTTTATCGCAGATGGTGCGTAAGTATTAATATCTTCTTGATCAGAAAATCTAATAAACATATCGTCTTGTGTTGTTGCTGTACCAATAGTGGTTTCTGTTCCAAGATGTATTAAGTGTCTTGTTGTTGGCGAAACTAAAGTAACTCTTGTTGCTGTTGGATTATTTGTTGTTTCAAATCCAGATGTTGATGTTGACGCTCTTGTTGTAAACTTAGCAGTGATAGATGCATCCCATGTAAACGTTTTACCATTTGCAATCGTTGCAATTAAAACTTGTCCAAAATTATCTAGGGACCAAAGTCCTGGTTCTAGTGTAACCGTTGCAGCATTAACTGCATTACCATATCCTGCAAACGTTGTAGCGTTAGTAACTGCTGCACCGCTACTGTGAGCTTGTCCGTTTGATGTTCCAAACGTGGCCGTACCCAAAGCTCCTCTTGTAATACCTGTTAAGTCATTTGAACTAACACCTGTATAAGTAATCAACTCGCTACCGACAGCGATCGTTCCACCACCTGTTGGAAAACCAGTTGTTGATGTTAATGTAACAGTAGACCCTCCGCCTGTTCCTGCAGTGTCTGCGCCCAACGATCCGTTTAAAGTTGTTGAAATAACACCGGTTACAGTACCACCATAATTACCAATACCAAATCCATAACCATAAGACTGAGCGGAGGGTCCAACCTTTTCATATGGTTTTAGATTTATGCTTCCACCAGAAGCAGCATTAACTGTACTAGTAAAATTAACAGTAAATGTTTTTGATGTTGGAACTGTTAGGATTTGAAAAACTTTATCTTCAAAGTCAGAATTATTTTTACCTGTACCAGTAGGTAAAGTTACATTATCAAATAATATAATGTCTCCTATTTCTAATCCGTGATCTGCAGATGTAGTAATAGTGACTGTTACACTACCTGTTGATGTAAACGTTGCACTTGATATAGTTGATGCAAGTGGTGTTGCATCGTATAATCTGCCTTCAAAATATATAAGTAAAAATTTATCTGTTCCTATTGCAACATATCTATTACCTTCAAGATCTACAAATGAGTGTAATTTTCTAGCGACACCTACAATAGAATCTGCAACTAGAGAGGACCAACCACCAACTTTTTCTGGTAAGCCATATCTAAATCTAACATTATCAGAATCAACCCAACGTTGCTCAGCACCAGCTTCTGTGCTTTGCTTGTCAATTCCAGGTTTGAATTTAAAGTCAATAAGGGCCATGATCCGTGCTCCCTATGCCGTGTTTGTTTTAAATGACCAGCCTCTTGTTGAATCTATGAACACTAAATTTACAGCTTGACCATTGGTTGTCAATTCAAGATTGGCTGCTGATGAATTAATATTAGAGCCGTTTCTAGCAACTGTGACTTTGTTAGATCCAAAAGTTCCTCTTGCATCTATAATTACAACTTCTTGTCCAACGCTTGGAGATGCTGGTAATGTTACTGTAATCGGGTTTGATGTAGTATTAGCAAAGATCTGGTCACCATCTACAGATGTATACGCTGTAATAGTTCCTGAATCTAATGTTACATAACCTTTGTTTTGTAGACCAAGGTTAACGTTCGTACCATCAGAATATACTAAAGATGTAGACCCTATTGGTAATACAACTCCTGATCCAGATATAGTTTTGACTGTAATTGTGTATAAAGCTGAAGAGCCTCTAGTTGTTGCGTCTTCAAATATAATAACTCTCTCAGAGCTATCAGGTATAGTTATACTTCTGTTTGCACCTAGTGTGCCTGTTAATTTAATATAAATATTTTTACCATTAGATGTTGCTCCTTGGTCCAAGGTTAATGTTAAATCACCAGATGCTAATTGTGCTGATGATAAGTAACCTGTAGATAGTTGTTCTAATATCTGTAAGTTTGTATTGGTAATAGTTCCCCAAAGACCTGCTTTTTCACCTGTAGTGACTAGTTCTAGTTTTGAGTTTGTTGAAAAAGTTGATGCCATATTAGTAAGGTTTTATTTCTACCCAAGTTTGATTTACACCTGGATCGATTTCACTCCATGTTATTGCCGTAGCGTCTTTAACAGTTATTGTTAAAGGTGTTGCATCTGGCGTTACATTTGCTTCGGCGACAATACTAACAGACCCAGTTGCCATCGTCAATGCATTTCCAGTTACATTTGTTACTGCAGAAGCCTCAATAGTAACTGTTCCAGCACCTAAAGTAAATGGTATTCCGCCAGGAGATACATTAGCATCTGCCTCAATTGTTACAGTTCCAGCATTGATTGTAAGAGCGTTACCCGTTACTTCAAATACCGAACCGGCTAAAGCTGTAGCTGTTCCAACAGATACAGTAAGAGCATTACCTGAAACAGTAACATTTACATTTGGATCAAAAAACGATGTCGCTATTGG